GATCATTGCTTCAACTCTATTCTCTCTCAATTGACACATAAGCTTCTGAGCTAAACTTAGATCCTTAACAGTCTCTACAGTAGTTTGCATCAATCTCACATCTCCGTCATAGGTTCACACATATATCCTCGATGAGTACCAGGTACGAGATCTATTTGCACAAGTACGTTATGTGCAATCGACTCTGCTGATACTATATGGTTCAACTTTATCAATCCACAAGGGAAATTACCGCCCTTGCCATAAGTTGTACCACCAATGGTCGAACTGGTGTAAGTACACAGATCGTGTATTTGTAATCCGGGAAGTTGTGTCTTTCCGCCAGGATAAGGATCCTGGACATAAGGCAAATCATTATTCTTCCCGATAGCATTAGACATGACTTCTGTATTGTTGTCACCGACATCAAACATTAGATTCAAGATGTTATCAGCTGATAAAACGGCTGCAGGAACATCTGGATCTGGACTATGAGGAACACTCCTAGAATCTTCATACAATTGTATCAAAGAATATGAACCACCAGCACCACCGACTCTGTCTCCAACTGCTGTCAAAAAAGGTTCAAAATTAACACCAGGTGCACCAAAATTTGGCACAACTAATTGACTTGCTTCCCACTCCCCAGGAAGGGCAGTATGAGGAAGAAGTCCAGGTCCGGTAGTAACCGGCATCAGATTACCTCCAAAGCCTGAGGCTAGATGATCTGAGTCTGCAAAAATCTTAAAATCATTAAACCGTGCAATCACGTCTTCCTGATTTCCATCTTCTAATGCTTCTTTCTGTTGGCGATTCCAAGCACGGAATACTTTTTCCCAACTGTTCGACATTGCCCAAGTATTAGGCAATGATTGAATCTGAACAGATCCAAATCCTCCTCCAACCATAAACTTGAATCCGGAAACAGCCCAGTTGATACCTTGACGATAGAATCTGCGATTTACAATCGATGCAACTTGACTTAAATCAATAAAACTAGAACCTGCAGATCCAGGGGATACACTGGGTGTTGCAAATTGCAGTGTCAAAACACTGGGTTCAATCTTGCTAGTTTTCTGATATGTACTCTTCGATTTTCTCTTCGCCATACCCAATAGGGTGTATTAGGCGGTTTAAATAGAATTCGTCCATACACATCCCTGTGAAGACTGTGGGGTCTACGACTGAGCGAACATAAGCGGACTTATCTTCTCTCACCTTCACGCCTCTTCCACCGGAGGTGGAATTCTAAGAACGTTCCGTTCTCTTGCATTCGTGTTTAGCATATATATCGCTAAAATCACAACAGCCAAGTCTACAAAAGTCACCTGATCCACGTAGGGATAGTTGATGTTGTACGTTCCTCACCTGATTATCAGGATTGTCCGGAGCATTGCAAGTGCAACGCCAAGGAACTGCAAATTCATTAGTTCCAAATAATTTGATGAGATTCTTACAGCTCTCACAAAGTTCTTTCATAGTGATCGCCAACAATGAGGACATTGTGATCGTTCCGGTTCGTGTTCACGAAACCATGCATGGATTTTCCAACAGTCAATCATGTTATATCCACCAAGTAGGCGTATAGATTGTGAATTATATCCTGTAATTCTACAATCTCATCTGTCAATTTAATTATGGCTTTAGTTAATTCATGGTCTGGTTCCATAAACAAGCCTATACTTATCTTGACTTAAGTTCGAGAACACCAAGTGTGTTTTCTACACTATTCTTCTTCTGCTTCAGCAACCATAAGGTTAGACCAGCATTCATAGCATATCCTGGCTTCGCCATCTAAAATAGCAACCACGCCACATTCGGGGCAGGGTTTCTCTTGATCTATATTGCCCATATCAACGACCTTGTTGACGGGCCAATTCTTCTTTTATTACTCGATTACGAATCGATTCTTTAACACGCTTACGCATAATAGCGTCAGCCGTCGAGCTTCCAGTAAAAGCACGCACGCCACCAGCAAAAACACCAATGGTTTTTCTGATAGGCGAACCGAGTGGACCTGGTACCAGAGAACTGAGACCAAGACCCACACCCAAACCAGTGTTAACAGCATGTTGAAGAGTCTCATGGGCAGATTCCATGGCGATTCTTTCAAAATTCTGGTAATGGACATCACTAAAACTCCCTTCAGATAATATGTAAAAAGCAGTCATATCATCGAGAGCTTCAAAAACTTCCTTTTCAGTGATCGGTCCATATTCAGTTTCAAATATCTTACCGCCTATTTCAAAAAATGGCATAAATTTTCACTTCCTTTTTCTGTAAATTTTCTTTTGCCCTGGCTTAGCATGAAACATGCATTTTCTTTTGCCTTTTAGGGCATGAACTTTACATCTACGTTTTCCTATTGTATGGTTGCATTGCATCAGCAAACACCCACACCTGCAGAATACGCTTTCTCGAGAAGACCAGTTGAGTATAGCAAAATCGTTACGATCATTGCTTCAACTCTATTCTCTCTCAATTGACACATAAGCTTCTGAGCTAAACTTAGATCCTTAACAGTCTCTACAGTAGTTTGCATCAATCTCAC